TGTGCGCGAGTGAACGAGTCGTTCTGCTCGAACAGGAAGAACTTGGAAGCGGTTGCAATGGCTTTCTCAAGAATGATGAACAGGCGGCGCACATTGATGCGGTCAAACGCGCTCGGGCGGGTTTGCATGGTCTTGTCGCCAAACAGGATCACGCCTTCGCCAGGGAACGACACGACAGGGTTGACCTGACGGGTGTACAGTTCGTCGCGGTGTGCCTCGGAAGACGGGTTGTACGCCAACTTCACCACACCCTTGACCTGCCCACGGTTGAAACCTGCGGGCGAGAACCACGCTTCGTTGGTGAACTCCGTACGAGCCACCAAGCCTGCGATGTCTGCGTTGAGTGGCATGACACGCAACAGGTTGTTGAACGTGTCCAGTTGGTACTTCCAACCGCTGTCCAGCACCGCGTACGACGAGTTCAGGTTGAAAGTGCTATCGCGGAAGGTCTTGATTGCGTTCAAGGCTTCGTACGGCAACTTGTTTTCAACATCTGTCTGCTGTGGAGACACGAATGCCATGCAGTCCAAACGCTTCTCGCACACGTTTTGGATGACTAGTTGTGCAAGAGTAGCCGAAGCGTTGCCTAGTGGAAGCAGTGAAACGTCTACTAGGTCTGCGTCTGCAAACTTGCTCCAACCGTTTGCCCACCGCTCTGAATCGTTGGGAGTTGCCGATGCAGCACCAGTCAATCCCAAAGAGTTTACACCAGCACCAACAGCAGATAGGATTGATAGAGCAGGACCAATCACTGTCCAGTTGGTGTTTGTTGCTGTGTAAGCGTTGTTTGCACCGTCAACATCCTGACCAAGTGCCCAAATATACGCCGACTGGTCATTGACCACGGTTCGGTAGTAGTTGCTGCTGCCGTCAAACTTACGGGCATCGGTAGCGCGAGACACACCCTCAAATTTTTCAAGAAGAGAGTTTGCTGTTCCCGTCCACTTGCCGTCCTTGTCCAGTACAAGCACGTTGATGAGGTCACCACCGCCGCCTGCATCGGAAGCGTAGGCGCTGGTGGTGGTGCCTATAGAAACGTACCCTGCGTACACACTCTTCAGATCAAACGTGTTTCCGATTGCTTGCCCCTTTGGAAGCAGCGTGCTCAACTGCAAACGAACTAGTGGAAGTGAGCCAGAAAGAGTAATACCACTGGTAACTCCAAAGAAGTCACCGTTAGTGGCAGTACGAGTAGTAAAAGTAGTGTTTGCCGTGGTTCCACTCTGAACTCCGCTTACACGAACCGAAGTTCCGTCAGCAAAGGTAATGGTGTCGCCAACTGCAAAATATCGAGTCAGGGACTGTCCACCAGTGTACATATCAATAAATGTTGCGCCTTGCAGTGCCTGAGCAGCCAATGAACCACCGGTGATTCCGGTTCCAGAAGTAATCACAACCTTCAGGCTGTTGCCCAGTGCGCCTGGATACTTTGATGCAAAAAGCACACCGGCGACGGCAGGAGTCGATGCCGACAGCCCCGCACTGGCTCCAAAGTTAGTTTCGTTGTTGATTACAAGGGTGGCAACACCAGTTGCACCCGCCTTGGTCACGGTGGCGTTCTTTGCCGCAGCCCCAACCACACGAACGGTTTGGCAGTTGTTGCCGTAGGACAGGAAGTTGCCTGCGGTGAAAAAGTCCACGTAGTTGTCGTTCTGTGGCTTCCCAAAGATGTTAGCCAGTTCGGTCTGGGAGGTCACAGTAACAATTTCGTCCACCGGACCCCAGTGGAAGTAGCCCGCGAAGCCGCCAGGAGTGGTGGCAACTGCGGGAACAATGGTGGTCAGGTCAATTTCCTTGATGCTTACGCCAGGGCTTACTCTAAATGCCATTTGTGTGTCTCCTTGGTGAAGAAGTCAGTGTGTTTGTGCTGTCAGTATGTATTATTTCGTAACGGTCACCAAGTGCATCAGAAATTCCACCCCATATCTAGGTCTTCTGCCCCTTTGCCTACTCGCCAAGTGGTGCCACTGTTGTCCCGCATTTCTGTTTGTACATCTCCCAAGCCGTCGTCCACGAACCCGAAGGGGGTCATTTCCTCCTCTAGTACCTTCATTTGGTCTTCGTACAGGTCTTTGCGGATGTCGCTGCCAGTGATTGATTTGAAATATGTCTGTGTGGTGAGCCACCCAAACAACACTAGGGTCATGGCAAGATCGTCGTTGTGGTTGTCTTCCGCTTCAAAGGAGTCGCCCTTGGCTACAAAGGTACACAACTCGTCCACGGTGTTGAAGTCTTCCACAATGAGTTTGGTGTCCTCCACAAGACTCTTCAAGATGGAGCACCCGATACGCTTCACTGCGGTGGAAGTCTTTACGCCCTTTACTGCTCCCCCTCGGTTGCCGAAGCCGCCGTTCACGACCTGACCCTTGCGACCCATTTGGGACACGTAGATCACGTTGTCGTACTCCAATTCGTCGTGCAGAATATCGGCTACCTGTCCACCAATATCGTTTACCTCCACCAGTACGTACGCGTTGTTGTACTGGCGCAGCACCGGATAGATGGCATTGGGATACAACATGGGCGGTATTTGGTTGTTCCTGAAGGTGGCTACCACCCGATACGGAATTTGGGTCACGTCCACCACACTGAACGCGTGATAGTCCAGTCCCTGTCCCCGAGCAGTGTCCACAACTGCCACGTAGTTGTGCCCCACTACAGGCTTTTGATACACCCGCAGCCCCTCACCGTTCCAGTACTCTGGAGTGCGGTACACCATGCACTTCAGTTTCTCGGGGTGGATGAGCGTGTTCATCGACCCCAAGAATTCGCACTCAAACTCCGTGCGGAACTGCTCTTCGGACGTGTTTGATATGGTTTGCTTGCGCCACGCGTCATCACGACCAGGCACATCACTCCAGTGAACCTCTATGGGTACGTACTCGTTTTTGCCTTCTTCGCCAAGTTTCTTGTTCGCATTCACCCAAAAGCGGTAGAACATATTCAAGCCCTTGGGCGTTGAGATAATGGTCACCTTTGTGCTTTTACCGCTTGTAATAGTGGGATACACAGACGAGAAGAACTCTTCCGCTACATTCTGTGGCACGTACGCAAACTCGTCCAAGAAGATGTAGTTGAACGATCCACCACGCACAGCCGATGACGATGTAGCCGAAGCAAGGATCTTGGATCCGTTTTCCAGTACAATGGATCCCTTGTTCCACTCCACCACGCCCTGCTGCAACCACATGGGCAGGTACTCGTAGGCTAGTTTCAGGCGACCCAACAGTTCTCTTGCAGTGTTTAGTTTGTTTGCAAGAATGGCTACACTCATGCTCTGATTGAACAGCACATAGTGGAGCAGATACGAAATGATTGTGGTGGACTTACCTGTCTGACGGGGCAGTTTACCGATCACGAAACGGTTTTCGTGAATGGTGCGAATCATGTCCTCTTGGAAATCGTAAGGCTCGAACGGCACCAAGCCTTTGTCCAGTGACACGATCTTCACGTAGTTCCGAATGAAGTACAGAGGGTCTTGAGAGCACTTCACGTACTCCTCGATCTGCTCGGGCGAAAAGTTGATCTTTACGCCCGCTGCCTTCAGATTGGAGTTGCCTAGGTACTTGTTGCTTTTACTGCTCATTGCTGTTGTCTTCCACTATGGCTTCCAGTACATCAGGTCTATTATCAAATGCCTTTGTGGTTGAACGAGCAGCGTTGATGATGTCTTGCAGATCCTTTGTGGACCCAAGGTAAATGGATTGGGTGGTGTTGTTCACGTTGTTCACAGTGGTTTCACTCTTTCGGATGGCTTTCACCTTCGTGTGCATTTCCAATAGATCCTTGTTTGTATCGGAAAGGGTTTTGATGAGTTGGGCTACCACCTCGTATGCTCGTGGGGAGTCTCCCTCTTGGGCTACGTTTATGATGCCGTCCAGTGCAACCTTTCCCGACTCCACCAGTTCTTTGAGATTCTTGCGCACAGAATCGTAGTCCAGCCGCAGGTCTGCGTCAATCCGCTCCTGCGAAAGCACTACACCTTCCGTTGGAACGGCTACCACAAGTGGTTTAGTTTCCGCAGAAGCCTCTGATGAGGGCACTCCCAACGCTTTGTCTATGCCTTCAAACATACCTACCTCCATTCAAATATCCCAGTCCACAGTCACGCCACCAACTCCCATATCTGCCTCATAGGTAGTCCCGCCTTGAGCAAGATTTTCGTACACCTTGTAGTACGGTTGATATGTGGTGATACCCGCACTTGGACCGGAGATTCCCAAAGACACCTTGCCGTAGGTTGCGTAGTCTGTGGTGTTTCCTGCGGTGAACGTGATTCCGCCAACAGACGTGTTGTCCCATATATCCTTGTTCCACAGGTGGGAGTCCATGATACGAATTTCTTTGTACGTCTTCTTCGGTCCAAACAGATACGTCTTCATGCTGAAATTCAGTGTAAACACAATGTTTCTTCGGGTTTGGAAGTCTCCTTCGTAGTCTTCTTCGGAAGAGAAGCCCACCAACGACACAGGAATGTCCATCTTCTTATGCAGATCATCAAAGTTCACAGTCATAACAAACTCGGGCGCAAAATACGGCAGGATCTGCTCCACGATCTGCAAACCGTCTTCCATGTTGCGCACGTACACGTACAGAGAAAAGTCAATGTTGTACGGCACTTCCGCGTAACTGTATTGCGTGTTTGTAGACCCTGTGGATCCTACTGGCGGACGGTACAGCACCTTGGATACACTGTTTCGCTTTCGTAGTGCGTCGTATGCGTAACCTGTGATCTCGAAAGCCATGCGCGGCAACACAATTTGGTTGGGGTTTTGCAGGTTGGGATCGCCTGCCAGACGCACCTTATACTTTTCTTTGGGAGCGTACGACAAGGGAACCAGTAGCCGCTTTGTGCCACTGCTTTCCACCTTGTCAATGTAGATTTCGTTGAACAGCGAGCCAAATGCCACGACCATTCTTCGGATGGAGCCGTTGTAGAACTTTGTGAACATCAGTACAGCCCCTCACTGAAAGGATCCTGGTCAGTGAAATCAAAGATGTCGTCCTGTGTTTGCTCCAACTGGATCTGCTCGTTGTCTTGTTCGTCTTGATGAGCAGCACGAGTAGTGCTTTCAGACACACTGGACACCGTGCGAACCGTAGTGCTAGTGAGTCCAGTTATCGTCTGTCCTGCCAAGAACTCGCCCTCCTGCATATTCACCAACAGGGTACTATTAGCCGCAGTCCAACTCACAACCCGACCGTATGCACGCTTCGCAGTGGAAGTACCCGCGTACACTTCTTCGCCTTCAATAAAGTTTCCACTGCCCGTAACAACCACCGTTTTCAGGTACGAAGAGTGGACGTTCATTGCTGCGTCTAGTTCGCTTTCGCCAGTGTCGATCACCTCGTTGGAAGACTTGAACGCTTCGCAACTCAGTTTAAAGCAGTACCGATCCCCTGCTTGGTAGAAGGGGTTGTCGTGTTTCACAAACTTGATTTCAAACATTCCGTAGGGGTAGTCGAAGTACACAATATCGCCTTCTCGTGGGCGACCAATCTTGCGTATTTCAGGGTGGTGTCCCATCACCTCTAGGAACCGTTTACGAGACACCACAAAGGTGGCAGACTCTTTCACTTCCAGTCCAAACCGACTCATCTCTTGGTCACCTTCAAGCCCTTCAGAGTTCTCCATGTACATTTCAATACGGTTTGCGTCTTTGAACTGCGACACCTCTTCACCCAAAATGGTGTCTTCGGTTACCTTCTCTCGCGGAATGTACACCATGTCGTGACCGTAGATTTTGATGGCTTCGGTGGTCAACGATTCGAGCAGTTCTTGCTCGTTCTTGATGGTGCGGCGAAAGTAAGGGTTTACTGCCATGTTCAGCCTGTGCAGAAGTCAGGTGGTTCTTCGTACTTCGTCATGTAGTCTTCCATGACCTTTTCCAGTTCTTCTTGGGCTTCACTGTAGATGCGCTGCCCGTTGAATGTAAGGTTTCCTGGAAGATTGATGCCGTCGTACTTGGACAGGTTTGCGCCCCACTGCCGCTTTATGAGTGCAATGGTGTGCCGTTTAAGCATGGTGTCGTTCCACACTTCCGTGTACAGGTCAGGATCGGTAGAGCGGTACGCTTCAATCAGCAGGAACTGCCCTGCCACAAAGTCTTTCCAGTTCATGTGGAGCGTGAGGCGGTTTGCGTAACGGCTGAAGGTGATCTGCTTTTCAGGATCCAGTAACTGCTGCAACATCTCAATGTACTGCATGGTGGTCACAAAGTAATTCAGGTTCATCTGTCCTGTACGCAACCCGTAGAAATCGTTCAGTGCCATTTGGTAGCGCACATTGAAGATGTTGTTGATTTGTAGGTTGAACCCAATTTGGAACACACGAGTAACGCTCAGTATTCGTGACCCGTCGCTGCCAAGGGAGTTTGTGTTCAAGTACCCGTTGTCTATGTCTTGTTGGGTGATTTGGTACTTGTAGTACGTCTTTTCGTGACCGTACATATGCCAATCAAAAAAGTGCCGAAGGGCTTCGTCAATACGGTCTTCCACTTGGGAATCGTCCACATTGATCTCAATGACCGGATGCCCAAGCGCACGAAGCGCGTACTCTTTTAGTTCTTGTCGTGTGGTTGGGGTAGCCATCCAAAGAGTCTCCTTTGAGATTATTTAGGAGATTTCCCGCTCTGATTGCAGAAAAGCCACCAGTCGTGCCAGTTCTCCCTCACGATTGCAGATTCGGTTTCCGTCTTCCCACACCAACGGCAAGCGCAGACTGTTTACTCCGTCAGAAATCCAGTGTTCTTGACCACAACGGTACACACGGGTCTTCCACCCGTACGGCACACTGTACAACGGCTCTATTTTGAGAAAATCTTCCCACGAGTACCGTCTGCCGTTTAGTTCAATCCACTCGTCTCCATAGTGTACAAGTGAAACCACATTACCCTCACAAAGGAGATTCTGGTTCGTCCATCACAAAAAATGTGCCTGACTTGGTGTTTTTCTTTTCAGGAATAGTGGTGCTCTTCGTGATCTTTGCCTTGGGAGAGAACAGCAAACCACTACCCGATTTCAGAACTGTCGGAGCAATCTTTACTGCTGCCTCTGTGGTGAAGCCTTGAATGCCATTCAGCGCAGTGTGGGTTGTTGCTCCCGAAACAGCCGACCGAACAGCGTAGCGCAAAACATTTCCAGTTGCTTTATACACAATCACGTCTTGGTACAGTCGGGCAACGTCTCCGGTTCGGAAATTGTACTGTGTACCGTAGTAGTCCTCTATCACAGTGTTTCCGGTGTGACCGACTACCACAATGTTGTCGTATGCGTTTCTCAACCACTCCACATTGCTTTGAATGGGCAAGAACGAGTACGTGTTGCCACCCGTCCAACCACTGAACAGTAACGGGAAGTCTCCCGAGTTTCCAACAAATCCCTGCATAACAGTGACACCAAACAAGAAGTACGTGGTGTAGTCTGCTGCGTTTTGGCGCACCGTTCGCGCAGCAGTGATACCCATTGTTTGGGTCACACTGCTAACAATCATGCACGCGCCGCTATCGTAACCAAACACGTATCCACCACTACCGCCGGAAGTAGTGAAGCCCCCGCACACCCCGTTAAACAACGTGAGTCCGGTGACATCAGAGTCCTCACGGATCACCATAGACGCTCCAACTACCCCGTTGGGGGTGTCTGTGTACGAAACCGATGCAACCACACGGCACAGGTTGTCAACAGGGAACAAGGACTCCCCCAATGGACCAGTCATTGTCAGGTGGTACACGGTGTAGTCTCCCGCGTAATCTTGTTCCCACACGTGAGGAGCAGTGCTGCCCAGTCTGCTGTAGTCTGCAAGTGCAAGAGACACTCCACCCATGCGGATGTGCACGTCGTCCAGCCACCCCTTGAACGGATAGTCTCCTGA